TTTTTTTTTTTTTTTTTTTTTTTTTTTTTTTTTTTTTTTTTTTTTTTTTTTTTTTTTTTTTTTTTTTTTTTTTTTTTTTTTTTTTTTTTATATTATTTTATAAATAAATAATAATATAAAATAATCATAAATTTTTTGTTCTTTTTCCACATAGTGATAATGGATCACTAAGAATATTAAATTCAAAATAATCTTCAAAAAGTGGATCAAAATGTAATAAATTGTAGTGGGGTTTTTTGTTTAAAATTTCTTGTCTGTAATGATTAAAAACTTTCTTTCCATACCAAAAACAATTTCTCAAAACTGCATTACAATTATCTTCACAAGCTTGATCTTCACTTATCATAAATTCACTTTTGCGAATCCAATTTAATGGTTCCAACATTGCATCATGTTTCATTAGAGGAACATATCGATTCATCATTGTTCCTGTTGTGTTTTTTAAAAATACACAATCTGTTACTTTCTGAAAAGTAAACGTATTTCCTTTACTCCCATTTGTTAATATCACTCCATATTCTAATAAAACATCCGCAATAGCTTCACCATGAAACCAGTCCACAATAGAAGTGTGCACGCTAATTACAATATCATCACCAAAACTAGCTGTTCGCACAAAACGATGATAATAATACAATCCACGATATTCTCTTGGAGCTAAATATAACCAAGCTCTACGTATATTTGCTTCATTAGAATCAGTATTTAGAAGAGCAGTGATCAAAGATCCTGAATTCGTTCCACCAATTAACTCGTATACAACCCAAGCTCGTAATTCTTTATTAAATGCTATGTGTTTTCCATGTGTTTCAAATTCCCGGATTGTACGACGAATGACTTGATTTTCTGAATCCTTATACCATGCATCTGCTAATCTAAAAAATAATTCAACATTATCAATCGCATTATTACCATCCATTGCTGTATAATCTATATCAATTGCGTGATCCATTCCTACATTTGCCAGTTCTCGAATATGTTCATCCCATTCAATACTATCCTTATTAATGCCAATTCTCGAAAAAGTTTTATTTTTAAGTTTTACACGATGTTCAATATAACTCCCATAATATTTTTTGAAAATAATTGTATATATAACAGATGCTGATGAAAATAATCTTGTTTTTCCTTCTAAAACTTTTTGTATAGGTCTTCTCTCATCTTTAAGACAATCAACCCATGGTAAAAAAGGAACAATACCTTCTTTAAACATATTTTCATAATGAACAATCAGTTGGTCTAATTCTTCATTTGGTTTCCACATTTCATCTTCAAAAACAAACAATTTTCGTTTTTCTCCTCCTTTACCTAAACATGAAAAAGGAAAACCAGGTGATGTTGACATATCTAATCCTTTTATATCTCCTTTACCATTTATTGCTTCGAGTGTTGTTAATATTTCTGGTTCTACATCTGTTGGAACATCTATATCATCAAACATTGATTCAAAAACTAAATCATTCACT